TAATACAACTTTTGATACCACATTAGTTAATACACTTGTAATTACTGCTCAATGGAATACTAATAATGCAGGAAATTCTATTTATTCTGAATTATTTACATTGTTTAAAACATATTAATATGAGCACGCAAATATTTACATCCCCGCAAGATAATTGCAAAGTTGATCATATTAAAGTAGCAACATTAGCTAGTAGTTTTAATACTAGTATAGCTCCAGATAATGATGATACCTGGGCTTTTATAGGTGGAACTTATAGTTGGATGTCTAATCCTACAAATTATTATACTGCAGCATTAGGTGGTAATATACTAAATGTTCCATCAACTTTGCCAGCTATGGCAATTATACTACCTGTAGATGTAGATGTAAATGATATTATAACTTTACAAGGAACAGCTTATGGAGTTGCAGCTGGAGGTGCTAATTGTCAATTTTTAATAGGTGTATCATACGTAAGTTGTGAAGACTTTACTGGTGCTGTAGATGAAAAAGTTAATGTATTTACATTAATACCTGCAGAATTATTTCCTGCTATACCAAAACCAAAATTTAATGTTTGTTTTTCTTTAGAAACATCTGATGTAACATTACCTGCAGGTACACTATTATATGTTGGAGTAAATTGTCCTACTTTTTATAATCCTCCTGCTGATTGTAATTTTTCATATACACTTGATATTACTAAATCTTGTGCACCAATACCAGTAATTACAAATGTAAGAATTCAAAACTGTTGTGAACAAGCAGTGTTTGAGGTTATAAGTTTAGGTACTCAAAACTTACCAGCATCAGGAACATTCTCAGATACAGAAGGTAACTGTTGGACAATTATAGAAACAACATCAGATCCTGTGGATACTGTAAGATTTGTTGATACTCCATATCAGGATTGTGCTGCATGTCTTATTGCTAATCCATGTCCATCTAATTTAACAGTAGTATCATGTTGCACTGGTCAAGGTGAATCATTTACAGGATCATTACCAGGAATTAATGTAGGTGATACATTTATAGATACTTATGGTTTCTGTTGGAATGTAACAGCAGAAACATCTGGTCCAATAACTGGACTAGTAATAGTTGATTCAATTACTACAGATTGTCCAACTTGTATTACTACACCAGGAGCATGTCCTGATATTTATGAAATAAGAAGTTGTTGTCAACTTTCAGCTTCTCTTGCTTCTCTTGATAGTAATGATGGTCCAATGGTAGCTGGACCTGTAGAATCTGGTACTTCCTTATATACAACACTTGATCTTCTTGGTTCTGGTGTAGTTCCTGGAAATACATTTATGGACCAATATGGATATTGTTGGTCCATAAGTCCTTTTTCTCCTATAGGTGTCACTGTTAATGCAGCATTTATTCAAGCAGTAACTAATTATGGTACTTATTATGGATGTCAAACATGTCTTACTGATTTAGATAACTGTAAAGATTTTGTAATTTACAAAGTACAAAATTGTTGTTCTGGAGTAATAGAATATGTTGAAGCTCCATTTGGTTTTTCTGTAGATAATGCTATATCAATTTCAACTACTGTTACACCTAATGTATCTGAATGTTATAAAATTATTGAATGGGATAATACAACTACTCCAACTATTACTATTGATAGTTTTAATGGTTTAGCTCCAAGTTGTGATATGTGTGGAGGTTGTCCTAATTTTTATATAGCAAAATCTTGTGATGGTCTTACAGTAGATAAAGTTTTTTATGGTACTTGTGAAATCAATCCTTCACGACCTGGTGAACCAGAAGAGGTCTATTCATTTTTAGGTGATGATAATATATGTTATTACAGTGAATGTATAGTAACTTCAGGACCTGCTACTGTTGTAGTAGAACAACCAACCAGAGGTTGTGGAGATTGTCCTAATTTTTATATAGCATATGATTGCCTCACTGATTTTCCTGCAGTTTTCTTTGGTACTATTAATCCACCACCTAATGTAAATCCATTTATAACTAATGATGGTACATGTTATTATAGTAATGGTGAAATAACTTCAGGACCTGCAACTATTACAGTATCACAACTAACTAAAAATTGTGGAATATGTTTACTGCAAGGTTTTTATACTGCTGTAGCTTGTGATGGTGTATCACCAAATGAAGTTATATTTGTAGCTGATAATCAAGTAGGACTAGTTGTAGCAGCTGATAATGGTAATTGTTATACTATAACTACTCCAACATTAGGACCTGCTACAATTCGAAATCAATATGGTGTTTATCCAGATTGTGGAACTTGCCAGTCTTTATAAAAAAATAAATATGAAATACTTAATTATATTACTTTTATTATTATCATCATGTTCTCTTGAGAAGAGACTTGCTAAGTACTGTCCATTATGTACTCAAAAGGATAGCACTATAACAGTAATACAAGTTAAGGACACTACAATAACTATCCCTGGAGAAACAATAACGCTATTAGACACACTTTATTGTGACTCTCTTGGTAATGTTATATCTAAACTAAATGGTGATCTTAGAGACAAGGATGGTAAGTTAGTAAGTTTGCAAACCAAACTTCAAAACAATGTGTACTACACAAAAGCCAAAGTTGAGACAATCTATAAAACAATTAAGGGTAATGATATATATCATACCAATACTATAACCAAAACACTTAAGCCAGAAAAGATTAAATATATCCCCGGATGGATAAATTTCTTAGCTTGGTTTGGTGGTATATGGTTAATTTTAGTAATCTTATATATAGTGTATAGAATAATAAAAGCACAAATTCCAGTGATATGAAAACAAATTTAATTTTCTTTTTTAGTGCTATGTTCTCTTTCTTTGCTCCTATACAAATGCTTGTATTAATTTTAATGTTTACAATTTTTGTAGATACTGTTGTTAAATTAATATCACTTAATAAAATTGCTCAGGAAACAAATAGAAAATATAAAGATGTTTTTAAATCTAGAATATTAAGACTAGGTTATTTACATAAGACTGCTGGTTATTTAATAATGGCAGCTGTCATATTTCCAATTGATTATTATGCATTAACACCATTTATATCAGCAATGTTAAAGGTTTTTAATTTACAAGTTTTAATTGTAACACCTGCAATATGTACTAATGTTTTATTGGCAATACTTTGTCTTATGGAAGTATCCTCAATAAATGAAAATTGGTTTGACATATCAAAGAATAACATTTTAAAAAGTGTTTCAAACTCTTTTAATAGAATTAGAAAAACTGTTAAAACCGTTACAAGTGCATACAAGGATACTAAAGATGATGTATTATGAAATTAGATATAAGTAAAATAGTTCAACACAGGTTAAGACCTGGTCAGTTCATGGAAGTAAAACATGAAAAGAAACAGATTTATCTACACCATACTGCAGGTGGACCAGATGCTTTATCTGTAGCAAAGTATTTTGATACTAAACCTGAGAGAGTTGCAACTGCCTTCATAATTGGAGCAAACGGTACAATTGTACAATGTTTTAGTTCTAGAGACTGGGCATACCATTTAGGTTTAAAAGAAGGTATTTTTAAAGCTAGTAAAGTTCCTTACTTATCTTTAGATCCTATAAGTATAGGTATTGAAGTATGTAACTGGGGACCAATATCTTTTAAAAATGGTAAGTACTATAATTATGTTGGAGGAGAAGTTAATCCCTCTAATGTAACTACCTTAGAAAAGCCTTATAAAAATCACAAACACTGGTTTACTTATACAGATGCTCAGATAGAATCATTAAGACAACTAGTAGAATATCTTTGTGAAACTTATAATATACCTAAAGACTACAATGAATCTATATGGGATATAGATATAGATGCATTAAAAGGAAATAAAGGTATCTTTACACACAACTCAGTAAGAAAAGACAAGTCAGATATGTACCCTTGTCCAAGAGTAATACAAATGTTAAAAAACTTATAATTATGAAATTTAGAAACAACTGGAACACATCAAGAAAACAATGGGATAAATTTGCTATAAGACTTAGAGTAGGTATTATAGATTTCTTTACATTAGAAATAGATATCTCTAGAGACTTTTATATGCTAACAATATTAAACTTTACATTTAAAAACAGGTAATCATGAAAGATAGTAAAAATCAGATCATTAGATCTATGAAGAGTTATGAATTAGGAGGATCAACAGATGATTCTTGTATGGAAGAATACACAGATGCTTCTGGTAAAAAAAGAAGAAGAAAAAAGAAAAGTGGTTGTGGAAAAGTAACTAGATACAGAACATCTTCTGGAGGTGGAGGAGGTGGTGGTCGCGCATTAGGTGCCTTATTAGGTATTGGTGCTGCTACAGCTGCAGGACTTGGTCTTAAAAAAATGTTGAAACAAGAACAAAATGGTGGACCAATAGGAGGTGGTAAATTTTTAAAGAACCATCCTAAAATTGCAGCTAAAGTTACTAATGCAAAAACAGTAATAAGCAATATAAAAAAAATGGTAAAACCAAGAAAAGGATAATTTTTAATTATGCTTCTCTAAGTATAGAAATCCAGGTAAGTTAGTTTATCTGGATTTTTTTTGTTTAAATGTTTTTTATTTAAACTTTATATGTATTTTTGTTTAAACTTTAAAAATATATATAATGGAAAATCAACAAGAACAAGAGAACATGAGTGCAGAACAGTTAGCACAAAGGAAAGCAGATATGCTAAATTTTTATAAGGATTCAGTACCTTATTTAGAAGCACAACTAAACTATGAAGACATGCTTTTAAAAATTGATGAAGCAAGATTTAAAAGATCTAGTATTGCTTACCAATTTGCAATGATGACACAAAATTCAGAAACTCCTGAAATTTCAGATGCAGATGATACAGAGATTGATTCAGAACCTGTTAGAAAACTTAAGACTAAGTAATAATGGCTTTAGTTAATCAGGTACAGAAAAAAGTAATAATGTCTAAACCAGATGTTATTAAATTTCAGATACTAACTCACTGTTATATTAATAGGATAACAGTGAGTGAATCTGATCTAGAGTGCCTTACTTTATTATGTAATATTGGGCCTATAGAACTTACTGCTTTTTGTTATGATGCATCTGAAGAATATAAAATTTTTAAGTCAGAACAGACTGTAAGAAATTGTATTAATAAGTGTGAAAAAAATAAACTTGTAATAAAAGATGCAGCCAATAAAAAAATAATTTTGATTAATCCTAATATGCAAATTCAATCTGAAGGAGATGTATTATTAGATTATAAGTTTTTAGGAAAATGATTCCAAAAAAATCTAGAACCTTATATAAAGAACTTTCTGAAGATATGAATCTTTCTGAAGAGTTAATACAAGATATTATAGAGTTTTATTATACAGAAGTAAGATCAAATTTAACAGAACTTAAACACCCTAGAATTAATATTGATGGCTTAGGACAATTTGCAATAAGACCTTATGCAGTTAGAAAGGCACTTCCAAGATATAAAAAAATTTTAGAAACTCATGATACATCTACATTTAGTGCTTACTATAATAAAAAAATGTTAGAAGAAAAAATAGTTGCTTTAACTAAAATTGAAAAAGAAATAGTTTTATTAGAATTAAAGAAAGAAAAAATTCAAAATTTAAAAGATGAATATGCTAAAAGAAATTTGGAAGGACCGCAAAAAGATAATTGAAGGTATAACCAATAGTATTGTTAGAGATGATTTTGTAGAACATGTAGCTTCACTAAGAAATGATATATGTGCAGAATGTCCAAGTAAAGGTAAAAAGTGTGCAGTAAAAGGAACAGGACCTTGTTGTAATGAATGTGGTTGTTCATTAGCATTTAAAACCAGATCATTGTCTTCTAGTTGTCCACTAAATAAATGGACAAAAGTTATTACAGAAAAACAAGAAGATAAACTAGATGCATTATGAGTATAGTATTTCAAGCATCAGATCATAGTTATAAGAGTATAGATGATTCTGATAAAATAAATTGGATAAGTGTAACTACATTAGTATCACATTTTAAAAAACCTTTTGATGCTAAAACAGTAGCTGCTAAGGTAACTAAAAGTAAAAAATCTAAATGGTTTGGAATTGATCCTATTGCTATTCAAGCAATATGGAATAGTGAATCAGATAGAGCTATGACACTTGGTACTTTTTATCATAATCAAAGAGAGTCTGATATATGTGGATTATCATCTATGGAAAGAGAAGGTATAGTAGTTCCTGTATTTCCTCCTTCTGGAGAAAACAATGGCATTAGAAAAGCTCCATCACAAAAATTAGATCCAGGAGTATATCCTGAACATATGGTATATCTTAAATCAGCAGGTATATGTGGTCAATCAGATTTTGTTGAAGTCATTAATAATAAAGTAAATATTATAGACTATAAAACAAATAAAGAAATTAAAACAGAATCTTTTAAAAATTGGGAAGGTGTATCTGAAAAATTATCTTTCCCATTATCAAATCTTGATGACTGTAATTTCAATCATTATGCTTTACAATTAAGTATTTATATGTACATTATATTAAAGCATAATCCTAAACTTATGCCAGGTAGAATATATATACAACATATATCATTTGAAGAAGAAGGTAAAGATGAGTTTGGATATCCAATAACTAAATATTTAGATAATGGAGATCCTATAGTAAAAGATCTTACACTAATGGCAGTACCTTATCTTTATGATGAAGTTCTTGCTATTATAAATTATATTAAAGATAAACCAATTAAAAAGAAATAATATGCTAGTAAGATTATTTGATGTACAAAATGGCATTGTAGTACCTACAGAACATTGTTATACACTAAAAGCTTTAAAAGATATAATGGATAACTATCCAGAAGAACATCTTAAGATATACTTGTATTTGTTTTATATGACATGTCCTAATCCAGACATGAATCCTTTTTTCTATGCTCCTGATATAGATAAAGAGTATTTAATTATGAAAGAAATAAATGGAGATTTTTCATTAGAAGATGATGATATTCATACTGCTTTACAGTTTTGCCAGAGAATGTATGAGACACCAACATCTAGAGCATATAAAGGTATTGCATCTATGTTAGATAGATTAGGCAGGTATATGGAAAATACACCTATAACAGATGGAAGAGATGGTAATATTAATTCTATAGTTGCTGCTGCTAAAAACTTTGACCAGATTAGAGCATCATTTAAAGGAGTATACAAAGATTTACAAGAGGAACAATCTAGTAAAGTTCGCGGAGGCCAGGGGTTGGCATATGATAGTTAATTATGGATGACATTTATAAAGATATTCCCACATGGGATAATGGTACATGGACAACAACAACTTTTGATTCAAGAGATGACTGGAGAGACTTTTTATTTTCCATATTTAGAGAACCTGGCAAATATGAATTCAATGAAGTAACCAATGAAATATTTATTGCTGAGTCTAAAAAGTTTAGAGAAACTAAAGTATATTGTACTGCACCATTTAAATCTAGAGACTTTGTTAATTACTGGGATGATCAGAAAAATAAATGCAGACTAGGAGTCTTAGTTAAATCAGATAATAAAACATGGTATCTTACCAGAGATTATTATATGTGGTTAAACTTCTTACCTATATTTGATAAGGAACAACAAAAGTTTGACTTTGCTCAAATAAGAGATGCACAATATCATATGGCTTTATATGAAGTGCTTGCAGAACTATTCTATTTACATGCTGCTATACTAAAGAAAAGACAGATTGCATCTAGTTATTTTCATGCAGGAAAACTAATTAATCAGTTATGGTTTGAGGCCGGAGTCACACTTAAAATGGGAGCTAGTCTTAAAGATTATATTAATGAGAAAGGTACATGGAAGTTTCTTAATGAATATGCTGCATTCTTAAATGAACACACTGCTTGGTATAGACCTATGTCTCCAGATAAAGTAATGATGTGGCAACAAAAGATTGAAGTAAGAAAAGGAGATAGAAAAGCTGAGGTAGGATTAAAAGGAACTTTACAAGGAATGTCTTTTGATAAAGATCCAACAAATGGAGTAGGTGGACCAGTTAAATATTTCTTTCATGAAGAGGCTGGTATTGCTCCCAAGATGAATACAACATTTGGATACATTAAACCAGCTCTTAAATCTGGTATGATTACTACAGGATTATTTATAGCAGCAGGATCAGTGGGTGACTTAGATCAATGTGAACCTTTAAAGAAAATGATTTTAGATCCAGAAGCAAATGATATATTTTCTGTAGATACAGACTTACTAGATGAGCAAGGTACTTTAGGTAAGTCAGGTTTATTTATTCCTGAACAATGGTCAATGCCCCCTTACATAGATGATTATGGTAATTCACTTGTAGAAGAAGCATTACAAGCATTAGATGATTATTTTGAGAAGATAAAGAAATCTATGGACCCTGAAGATTACCAGTTAGAAATATCTCAGCACCCTAGAAATATAGCAGAAGCATTTAAACATAGAAAAATATCTAAGTTCCCATCACATCTTGTTACTGCACAAATAAGAAGAATAGAAGATAAAGAATATCCATATGAATATCTAGATATATCTAGAGATGAAATAGGAAAGATTAAAGTTAAGACAAGTAATAAGTTACCAATATCTGAATTTCCAATAAGTAAAAAGACTGAAGATAAAACTGGATGTTTGGTAGTATGGGAAAGACCAGTAAAAGATCCTGTTTATGGCCAGTACTATGCATCTATTGACCCTGTAGCAGAAGGAAAGACAACTACTTCAGACTCATTATGTTCTATCTATGTAATGAAAGCTCCTATAGAAGTAACTAAACATACAGCTGGAGAATCAGAAACTTACATAGAACAAGATAAAATAGTAGCTGCATGGTGTGGAAGATTTGATGATATCAAACAAACACATGAAAGATTAGAGATGATCATAGAGTGGTATAATGCTCAGACTGTAATTGAGAATAACATTTCTTTGTTTATCTTATATATGATATCTAGGAAAAGACAAAAGTATCTTGTTCCCAAAAATCAGATTATGTTCTTAAAAGACTTAGGTGCAAATGCTAACGTCTTCCAGGAGTATGGTTGGAGAAATACAGGAGTACTATTTAAACATCACTTATTAAGTTATGTCATAGAATACTGTAAAGAAGAACTTGATACAGTAACTAAACCTGATGGGACTATAGTAAGAACTACATATGGTGTAGAAAGAATACCAGATATAATGTTACTTAAAGAAATGCATGCTTACACAGATGGTCTGAACGTGGATAGATTAGTTGCATTTTCTGCAATGGTTGCATTTATGAGAATACAACAAGCAAATAAAGGATATTCTAAGAGAGTTATTATGGATGATGCAGCTAAAAACTTGCAAAAGTCAGAAAATTTGTTTAAATTAAATAGGAATCCTTTTCGTAATGTAGGATCCAATTTAAAAAGATCCGCATTTAAGAATTTTAAATAAATATTATGAAAATAATTAATGCCTTACAAGCTAAAGCAGGAGCTAAAGTTGAAACTAATAGACTGGGTAGTATTACCCAACCACTTCAATTTCTCTCTAAAGAAGAGAAAGATGATAGATGGGCTGCCTGGAATTTAGATTGGGTTGAATGGCAAGGTCTTAAACAACTAAGAAGAAATGCTAGAAGAATAATGAAGAACTATAAACTTGCAAAAGGTATTATAGATAAGTCTGATTATATAGTTGAAGATAATAATGAATACAGAGATATTGTAGAAGTACTTACTAAAGAAGATGAATCTGCATTAGAGTTAAAGTTTTATCCTATTATTCCAAATGTTATTAATGTCTTAGTAGCTGAGTTTGCTAAAAGATCTACAAAACTTACATACCGGGCAGTAGATGATACATCTTATAATGAAATGCTTGAGCAAAAAAGAGCTATGGTAGAAGAAGTTCTTTTAGCTGATGCTAAATTAAAAATAGCATCTGCTCTTATGGATAAAGGAATGGATCCTGCATCAGAAGAATTTCAACAAGAAACAGCAGATGATAAATTAAAGTCTCTTCCAGAAATAGAAATGTTTTTTAGAAAAGATTATAGATCTATGGTAGAGGAGTGGGCTACTCACCAACATAAAGTAGATGTTGAAAGATTTGGTATGAATGAACTTGAGGAAAGAGCATTCAGAGATATGCTTATTACTGATAGAGAATTCTGGCATATGAGGATGATGGAGGATGACTATGAAGTAGAACTATGGAATCCTGCTGTAACTTTTTATCATAAGTCTCCAGATGCAAGATACATATCTCAAGCTAATTGGGTAGGTAAGACAGATATGTTAACTCCTTCTGATGCTCTAGATAAATATGGATATTTAATGGATGAAGAACAAATGGTTGCATTAGAAGCCATTTATCCTATTAGATCTGCTGGTTATAACATTGGTGGTTATCAAAATGATGGTACTTTCTATGATGGTACTAAGAGTCATGATTGGAATACTAACATGCCATCTCTTGCAATGAGACAATATACAACTGCAATGGGAGGAGCTGTAGTAAGTGGAGGAGATATTATTACTGAGATATTAGCTGAAAGTGAAGATTATTATAATCAAGGAACTGCTTATTTATTACGTTGCACAACAGTATACTGGAAGTCTCAAAGAAAAGTTGGTCACTTAATTATAGTTACTGATGAAGGTGAAGTTAAAATGGAAATTGTAGATGAAAATTATAAGACTACTATTAAACCTATTTATGACACTAGATTAAATAAAAATAAAACTAAAGACAATTTAATATTTGGTGAACACATAGATTGGATTTGGATTAATGAAGTATGGGGTGGTGTAAAAATAGGACCAAATATTCCTTCTTTCTGGGGTATGAATAATCCAGGAGGATTTACACCTATGTATATTGGTGTTGATAAGAAAAAAATAGGACCTCTTAAGTTTCAATTTAAAGGAGACAATACTCTTTATGGATGTAAACTTCCTGTAGAAGGTGCAGTATTTTCAGATAGAAATACTAAGTCAACTGCTCTTATTGATTTAATGAAACCATTTCAGATTGGATATAACATAGTAAACAACCAGATTGCTGATATATTAGTAGATGAGTTAGGTACTATTATCATGTTAGACCAGAACACTCTTCCTAGGCACTCTTTAGGAGAAGACTGGGGGAAAGGTAATTTATCTAAAGCATATGTAGCAATGAAGAATTTTGGAATGCTTCCATTAGATACTTCTATTACTAATACCGAGAATGCTCTTAACTTTAATCATTTCCAAAAACTAGATCTATCTCAGACAGAAAGATTAATGTCAAGAGTAAACTTAGCTAACCATTTTAAACAACAAGCATATGAAGTGATTGGTGTTAATGCACAAAGGATGGGACAACAGTTATCTCAAATGACTGCTACTGGTGTAGAGCAAGCACAAAGTGCATCATATGCACAAACAGAAGTATTCTTTATACAGCATTGTGATTACTTAATGCCAAGAGTACATCAGATGAGGACTGATTTAGCTCAGTATTATAATTCAACTAATCCTTCAGCAAGATTAACTTATCTTACATCAGCTGATGAAAAAGTTAATTTTGAAATAAATGGTACTGATTTATTAATGAGAGACTTAAATATCTTCTGTAGTACAACTGCAAACCATAGAGCCATACTAGAACAATTAAAACAAATGGCTATGAGTAATAATACTACTGGAGCTACAGTATATGATCTTGGTAAAATTGTTCAGTCAGATTCAATTGCTGAACTTAATACAGTTCTTAAAGATTCTGAAAATAAACAACAACAACAGAAACAACAAGAAATGCAGTCTCAGCAACAAATGCAAGAACAAAAAATTAAAGCAGATGCTGATGAAGCACAACAAAGAAGAACATATGAGGAAACTCAGAAAGAAAAAGATAGACAAAATGAAGTGCTTATTGCTGAAATTAGATCAGCAGGTTTTGGAGCAATGCAGGATGTTAATAAAAATGAAATATCTGATTATCAAGATGCTATGAAAGATATTAGACAGACTGAACAGTATCAAGCTCAAACATCTTTACAAAGAGATAAGGATACTAACAGAATGATTATTGATAGAAACAAGATAGATTTAGAAAGAGAGAAGCTTAATGTTCAAAGAGATATAGCAAATAAGCAACTTGAAATAGCAAGAGTAAATAAAAATAAATTTGATAAAGGAGGAGAAGTGAAAAAGAAATAAGGGGTTAGCTATATAGTGCTAAATAATTATTTTTTACTTTTAAATTTTTCAAGTTTAATTTGTATATTAAAGTATAACATAAAAAACCAACAATTATGGATAATGTAACAAACACTGGGGAAACTCAGTTTTTAGACACTACAACGGTAGGTCAAGTAGATGTAAATATTGATGAGATATTTGGAAACCCTGGAGCAGAAAGTGTAATGCTTCCCTCTAAGGAAGAAGATGATAAACCAAAGACTATGTTTTCAAAAGAAAATGTAGACACTGCGTTCCTTGACATGAGTAAAACCACTCCTAAAGAAAGAGAGGAGGCAAGAGAAAAGAAAGAAGAAGTTGATGAAACTATTGCTGAATTAGATAGTTTAATTAGCCAAGAAGAAGAAACTGGTAATAAAGGTAGACCTAAAGTAGATAAGTCTGGTCTTTATGAGTTAGCAACTAAAATGATTGAAGAAGGATCATTAATGGCTTTTGATGATGATAAATCATTAGATGAATATACCACTAAAGATTTTAGAGAATTATTTGAAGCTAACTTCCAAGAGAGAGAAGATAAAGTAAGGAATGATGTTCCTAAAGAATTTTATCAATCTTTACCAGAAGAACTTCAATATGCTGCAAAGTATGTAGCTGATGGAGGACAAGATTTAAAAGGTCTATTTAGAACATTAGCTCAAGTAGAAGAAATGAGACAACTTGATCCTTCTGAAGAAGGTGATCAAGCAGAGATTGCAAGACAGTATCTATATGCTACTGGTTTTGGAACTCCAGAAGAAATTGAAGAAGAAATACAAGATTGGTTAGACTTAGATAGATTAGAACAGAAAGCTGTTCAGTTTAAACCAAAGTTAGATAGAATGCAAAATGAGATTGTTCAAAGACAACTAGCAGATCAAGAATCTAGAAGACAACAACAATCAAATGCTGCAAAAGCTTATCAAGATAATGTCTTTAATACATTACAAGCTGGTGAGTTAGGAGGTCTTAGACTAGATAAGAAAACACAAGGTTTACTTTTTTCTGGTTTAGTTCAACCAAACTACCCTTCAATATCTGGGAAACCTACAAATATGTTAGGCCACCTTTTAGAGAAGTATCAGTTTGTAGAACCAAGACATGACTTAATTGCAGAAGCACTTTGGTTACTTGCAGATCCAGATGGATATAAAGGTAAAGTAAGAGAACAAGGAAGTAAAAAAACTGTAGAAGATACAGTAAGGAAATTAAAAACTGAGGAGTCTAGGAAACTAGGTTCAAGTAATTATGAACAAGAAGAAGAAAGAAGAACAGCTTCTCCAAGTAGACAACCTCAAAAGACACTCTCTAGACAAAATAATTTGTTCAAGAGATTTTAAGTAGTAACAATTAAATAAATATAAAAATGGCAACTCCAGTAATGAACAATGGTATTTTCCTCCGGGATACCGCTTACAATGCAAGTTCCCATGTGGATTCTTACCACCTGGTGAATATGCTAAAAGATGCAGAGCCAATGGATTTAGGTCCAGTGGATTTGTGGGCTATGGCTCAAAAGGTACAAATGCCTCTTTACCAAATGTCAAGTTTTGGTGGGAAAAATGTTATCAATGTAGATAATGCTCGTGGAGAGTACAAGTGGCAGACTCCTGTCTCTGTAGATCTTCCTTACATTGTAGAAGACATTGAAGCATCTAATGACTTTAAAGGTATAGATGGTACTACCTTCCGTATCAAATTAAGCAGACGTGAGTTTGGACATGGTGATATTATCACTTATGACAAATACAATGGTGTAGAGATGTACATCACTGCAGAGGATATTCTTCCTTTAGGTGATGGTTTTATCTACACAGTACAACTTGTTAACAATGATAACTTTAAGTACATTGACAATAAGTATTTGGCTAATGGAACTAAGTTATTCCGCAAAGGTTCTGCAAGAGGTGAATATGGTGAAAGGTTCTCTGACATTACAACAAGAACAGGATTCCGTGAATTCTACAACTTTGTTGGTGGTGCAGAAGCTCACGTACATTATTCTATCTCTTCAAGAGCAGACTTAATGATCAAAGGTGGAATGAATGCAGATGGTACAGTTCCTGTAACTGAAATCTGGAGAACATTTGATAAGCAAATGGATCCTTCTGTTTCTTCTTTAGAAGATATGGTTAAAGTAATGGGTAAAGATAAAGTTAAGAAAGCATTTGATAATGGTGACTTATCTAGAACTTTCCTTACTGCTATGGAATCTGCTCACTTGTCTAAAATTGCTACTGACATTGAAACTTACTTAATGTGGGGTCAAGGTGGTAGAGTACGTCAAGATGGTCCAGATGATCTAAGGTTATCAGTAGGTCTTTGGAAGCAGTTGGATAACTCTTTCAAAAGA